TAGAAGGCTTTTTGCGACTCCTTCTCTTAATTTATTATTTAGGTAATGTAGATTGGCTCCAAGGAATCCATCTTTGAACACACCTAACACATAACTCATAGGAAACTGGTCATAATACTTCAACTTCTCTGGTTTAGTTGCAACATAGTTGAAGAAATATAGTTCACCAACCTCTACTGGCCCAGATACTTCACCAAATTCGCCAGGATCGTCATATTCTGCACCTTGATAATTTTCCAGTGCAGTCATCAACATACTACGATACCAGTCACGACTGCGGTTTCGTTTGCCTGCCTCTTGTATAATTTGGGAAGCGATACTCATTTAATACCTAGTTCCTTCTCTGTAAAAATTTTAAATTCCCATAGTCTATCATCACAAAAGTCTTTTGCAGCCTTCCACTTAGCCTGATTCACACCCCATGTATAGACCTCATTCATCCATGTTTTAGTTTTCTTTGATGGATTTGTGACTGGTTCTTTACATTGTCTTGCTGGTTTGACTTCAATTACCATACGACGAGTGTTTTTAGACCCATCAACATACTTGATATAGAAGTCTGGAAAGTATCTTCTCCTACGGCCACTGACTGGATCTCTGTATGGTATTGAAAATTCTTCACTACCCCATTCAATAATATGATCGTGAGAATCACAATATACCATGAATTTACGTTCCCATAATGACCTATAAACGATGTTTCTGGGGTCTCCTTTGTATTTTCTGGGGTTGGTAGGCCTATACTTCCCACTATAGCTCATAAATAAAAGATGATAACTAGCTGATATCTATTTAGAGATAATGTCAAGAAGACCAAAGTATTACCCAATTAATACCATAAGATCAAGATTCCAGACAGTGGCTCTTGATAATAAGTATCAGGTTTTTATGGAACCTAACTTAAATGTATATAATGCAGCTGCAAGAGTAGGTATATCTAGAAGATTTATAGATGAAGATTTAGGATTATATGTGACAGATGCTGTTTTGCCTGGATCATCATTTGCTGATGTTGAAGTATCAGGAGATAGACAAGGTATTACAGAGAGAATGCCTTTCAAAAGAATCTATGATGATGCAACTTTAACCTTTATGGTGGACAAAGATTATAAGGTTATGAAATATTTTGAGGCTTGGATTCAATTAATCAATCCACTTCATGGTGACACTGATGGTAAAGCAGATAATCAAGTAATGACTTTAAATTATCCTAAAGACTACAAATGCACGATGAGTGTTGTTAAGTTCAATAAAGATTTTTTTCATAGAGGTGGTGGTTATGTGTATTACTGTTTTGTAAGGTCATGGCCTTTATCAATATCATCAGTACCTGTAAATTATGACTCAGGATCTATTTTGAAATTAAATGTAACTTTTAGGTATGAAAGGTATGTGATGGAAAATGTGACTAGAGGAATGATTAGATCTGGTTGGAAAGGTTATTCAGATTCATTTGATCCTTGGTTAGGTACATTTCCAGATGTTTATCAACAGTTAACGGCTACGTCTAATGATACCAGTGTCGAATCATCATCAACATTTACTGGTGATGAATCTTATGTGACTAAAGATGAGTCAACTGGTGGTTATTTTATGCAACAATCACAGACAGTTATAGATATCTGGTTAGAGAGAGGAAGATATGAAATACGGAATGGAAAATATTATCAAAAAGGCACTAATAAGGAGATAAGACCATACTAAATAAAGCACTGAAGTGAATAGTTATGCCATTACCAACGATTGTTACACCTTCTTATGAGTTAAATTTACCATCAAATGGTAAGAAAATTAAATATAGACCTTTCTTAGTTAAGGAAGAGAAGATTCTCATACTTGCGATAGAAAGTAATTCTATGAAGGATATTTCTAGAGCTATAAAGGATGTTCTAAAGAATTGTATTTTAACGAAAGGTGTTAAAATAGATGAATTACCAACCTTTGACATTGAATACTTGTTCTTAAATATTCGTTCTAGATCTATAGGAGAGAGTATTGACCTTGTAATTACTTGTCCTGATGATGGAGAAACTAAAGTCAATGCTCAAATTTATATTGATGAGATAGGAATTAAAAAGGACAAGGATCATAATCCTGATATCAAACTTGATGATACCTACACCATGAGATTGAAATATCCATCTCTAGACCAGTTTATTGATGATAATTTTAATTTTGATGAAGATAAAGACAATAGTTTTGATATCATATCATCATGTATTGATATGGTTTTCAGTGAAGAGGAAGCATGGGAAGCTAAAGATTGTACCAAAAAAGAATTACTTGAATTTGTTGAAAGGTTAAATTCAATACAATTCAAAGAGGTCGAAAAGTTTTTTGATACAATGCCTAAACTATCACATGAAATTGAAGTTGAGAATCCAAACACTAAAGTTAAATCAAAAGTGGCATTGGAGGGACTGGCAAGTTTTTTCGGTTAAGTATGGCTCATTTGAGTGCCGAGTCATACTATGAATTAACATTTTCCCTAATACAGTATCATAAATATAGCTTAACTGAGATAGAAAACATGATGCCTTGGGAAAGAGACATTTATGTAAACTTACTAAGAAACTACTTAGAGGCTGAAAAACTTAAACAACAACAGCAACAAGGATTAGGATAATGTTATTTTTTTTAGGAAAAGGAATTTTTGGTAAGGCTTTTGCCACTATTTACTTTGGAGATATATTAAATAGTGTTCTTGGTAATCCTATTGGTAGGTTGGTAGATAGACTTTCTGGAAAAACTACTACTAAAGCAGCTAAAGATAATTTAAATCTTAATAAAAAACTTTTAAACATGAATGATGGTCGTGGTGTTCCAACTCGTAGTGGTGCCATGAGATTTTTAGGTGATGGTAGTGGTAAGTTAGATGATGCTCCAGACATAGTACCAACAAATCAATCCGTATTAAATGATATCGCAAAAAATCAAGGATTATCGATAGGTTCTACAGTGCCACCAGAAATCGACAGTAAAAAGATGATGGTCGATGGTTTTGCTGGTATGGTGGGTATAATAGAACAGATAAACAAAAATATTGAAGCTATAGGTAATTCATTAGTTGAAAGTGCTGCCATAGAGGCTGCAAACAGAAAACAATTGATGGAAGATTTGGAAGAAGAAATAACTGAAAAAGGTAAGACGAGATCCAGAACTAGATTTGAAAGATCAGTATTTAATTTTGTATCAACAAGAAAGAACAATATTCAAACTATAACAGGTAACGTAGCAAATGACTTAAGTAAAGCTCTTTTAACTTCTTTGGGTTTGGAGTTAGCTGCAAATCTTCCAGATGGTGATGATGATGATAAAATTATTACAGAGACCGAAAAAGCACTTGAGAAATATGGATATAATAAGGATGATTATAAATTAGTTCCACAACCTGACGGTAATTTTAAACTCGTACCTAATACTGATGGAGCAGAATCCAGTTCAGACAATATAGAAGAAGGCACCACAGAAACAAATCAAGGATTTCTGAAACTTCCTAAGTCCTTAAGCACACCCGACCTTTTAGAATTTATGGATGGTGACTCTATTTTTAACCAAGAAGACCTTTTAGAATTTATGGATGGTGACTCTATTTTTAACCAAGAAGTCATACAACAAAGAAAAAATGAGTTGAGTTTAAGTAACAATATAAATGCTGCCGATTCACTATCACCAAATGTTTCTGTCAATAATCTAGTTGCACAATTACCTTTAGATAATTTCTCTGGTTCAACTCAAATAATTGATCTTCGCAAAGCTGAGGAAATAGTTGGTGGTAATGATACAGCTGCCTCTAGTGCGACTAGTCAATTGGACACTGCAATTGCAGATTTAGATCCAAGTCGTAAGTTATCAGTATATGAGTCATTTGTTAGGAGTGTATGATGGCAGAATTTAATCCTATAAGAGATTTAATGCCAATGGATTCTTCGAGAGAATCTGTTGATAGATCCTCAGAACAAATAAAAGTAATAGAGACCAAACTCATAGAAACAAAGAATGGTGTTTCTAATCTTGTAAATATCATAAAGACTAAAAATTCTTTACTTGATAAAGATTTAGGTAAAATAAAATCACTCAACCTTAGATTAAAACGAACAATTCCACGTATTCCAATTTTGCCTGGCACAGCTGGGACTCAATTTGGTGAACTTGCAGAGGCACAACGAAAGTCAGGACAAAGAGGAGGTGGTGGTGGATTTCCATTTCGATCACTTGCAGCTTTATCTCTTCTTGGATTACTGAATAGAAAACCTGAGTCTAAACCAGAGGTCACATTTAAAAATAAAAACGTAAAAAAAACCTTTCAGACTCTCAACACAACTAAAGATATAACTCTGGGTGTTGGTGCTGGTGTTGGTATTACGAGATCTAGTAAGGGTTTATTCAGAACTATTAAGAAGAAACTTTTGTCAGGTGATGGTAAAGTTAGAATGCTTGGTATTGGAGAGCTTCTTAAATCAATATTCAAAGGTAATAAAAATCCAATTAAAAAAAAGATTGTAAACCCTAAGAATTTTAAAGTAAATCCAATTGAAAAAAAGATTGTAAACCCTAAGAATTTTAAAGTAAATCCAAAAGGAAGAACACGTAATCCTGAAGATGGAGGATTTTTTGGGAAAAGAAGGAAAACAAAAAATAAGACCACTAAAGCAAACTTTTTTGAAAAGATGTTCTTTCAGAACAAAAAACCTAATAAGTTTGATATAAAAGTAAATCCCACAAGAGTTGATTTATCTAAACCAAGAGAGCAAATAA